TCAGAGCAGAGATGAACCCATCGAAACAGTCTTCTTCTTGTTGCGTATTCTTGCTGGGAATAAGCAGAGCTTTATTCACATAGCTAACCAGCAGTTCTACTTCTTCCTTCTTGATGATCAGATCACCATCTTCATTGATTCTCATTAGTGTTCACCTCAATATATTTTTCTAGTACATGCTTTGCTTTATAAAGATCTTCAAGACCACCTTTGTCTCTCCATCTGGTAATGTACTTCACGATGTTACCTTGGAAGAAATCCAGATTGTTAGCAGCAGCATAGTCCCACGGTTGGATCTTGATCTTCTCAAATCGATAGTGATTACCACCTATCTGTACATCATTTGGATTAGTCATAGTCTCCTTCAATTGGTCGGAGTAGTAGGATTCGAACCTACGACCCTCTGCTCCCAAAGCAGATGCGCTACCAGACTGCGCTATACTCCGATGGTGCTGGGAGAAGGAGTCGAACCCTCAACCTAGGCATTACAAATGCCTTGCTCTGCCATTAAGCTACCCCAGCTAGTACTTACTTAAGATACACTAAACGAAAGTTATTGGACTTGCGAAGCATGGCTCGGTAGGCGTCACGAAGACGAGAGTACACGCTATAGTAAACAAAGCTACTGCTATCTGGATCATACTTATAGAGTCTAGCAGGACGTTCATAATTCCAATTAGAACCACTCGTATACACTGCTGGCTCAAGCATGAAGATGTCTTTAGTCATTGAAGTCGAGTTCTTGGAACCCGTAGTCTGTGTCATCATCTGGGTCTTCTCCTGTAGGAAAGAGTTCTAATTCCTGCTCTAGTCTTGTCTTCTTTGCTGCAATTCTCTCTGGAAACTTTCTGATGAGGTCTTCAGTAGTAATGCCCAGAAGATCACATACCTCAGTTTCGTCATACGTCTTTAGTTGGTTAATAATTAGATCTAAAGGTCTATCTTTCATTTAGCTTCTCAATCTCTTGTACAACATCTACAAGCTTGTTGAACCTGACAGCAAGTTCATTGTAAGCATCTACATTGCCTTTAACGACTTGGGTGAACTCAGCGGCGTCAAAGATTTGGGTCTTTCCAATAACTCCGGTGGAATGACGGGAAACTTCTTTCCCTGTGCTGTCTCCTGTGGCAATTCTGGAGCCTTCAACGGCGTGGTTGTACACGCTGGTAAAGCCAACAGGCACGATGACAACATCATTAGGAGTAATGCTTGCTTTGATCTCATTGTCTGTTTCCTTCTTGATTACTTCAATAGTCTTGATTCTATCTCTATAGACTACGACTTGCTTTGTAATGACTTCTTGTTTCTTCGCTGCAAGATCTTCAAGTTCAGCCTGTTGTTTTTGTACTTGGGCAACCCAGTTGGCTTGTTCGATCTTGAAGGAAGTCTCACAGGCAATACGCCCCCGATCAGCGTCAGCAAAGCCTCTTTTAAATTCGGAATATCCATAGTATTTAATCCCTCCTAAGACAGCAAAGGTAAGTAGAACTATAGTAAGAGGAAGCCAGAATTGTTTAAGTAGACTTAGAATCATCAGAGGCATTGGGCTTGTCCTTATCTCCCATCAGGTATACACCTAAACCACCTAGAAAACCACCTCCACCAAGGAGATAAGCTTGAGGATCAAAAGGTAGACCATGAAACACAGCCCAAGCTTGGAATACAATTGTACTGATAAAGTAGGAAAATGCCAAGACTCTGCCAGTGTCAAAAGTCTGGTTGTCATAACTGGTCAGGATATTTCTGAGGAGGTTTGAGGGCTTCGCCATACTTAGTCTTCATCCTTGAGATAGTTGGTGCTGTAACATTATAATCCTTAGCCAAGTCCCTCAAGGACTTGTCGCTTCTGAGAATATCTTGAATCTGTTCTTCTGTCAACTTCTGTGGTCGTCCCATACTTTCTCCTGTATCGATCTCTAAGGTATTGCATACTAACTGGCATCTCATCGAACTCACCATCTATACAGTTATGTAACATCCAGATCCCTCTCCAATGCTTATTGGTCTGAGGATTTAAGTAGGATTCGTCATGCTGGTAAAAAGTTCCGACAAAGATTCCGGTAATCTGCTTCCCGTCCGCAGTATAGTCGTAGGCAATGTCACGCTTCTGTACGTGACCCATGATGGCGGAAGTATGTTTCTTTGTAAGGAGTGCGCGAGCAGAGGAGACAGGACGGCCAAGGACGCCAGAGGAAAAATAGTGGCTAAAGTTGATTCCTCTAGAAGAATACACGGACAGGTATGGGTAGCATTCCCATCCAAATTCAGTATACCCCAAGTCGTCGAGCGAAATTGTGCCATCAAGGATACTTTCATCTTCAATACATCGTAGGATACGTTCTTCGTGATTTCCATAGAGGAGAACTTTTCTAGGACTATAGGCAGCAGTCCGCTCGCCTTGTTCAAACGGACTGAGTAATAAGGACATTGCCCGTTTAGCAATTGTAATATCGTGTTGGTATCTACGTCCTTCGAAGCTTCGTTTACCTTTATCATAAGAAGAGAGTGATTCCATATCTGCGAAATCTCCGATGCAGATAATTTCATTTGGCTTTTTATCTGCAATGTAGTCTCCTGCCCATGTAAGATGATCTAATGGTACTCCGGGTTTAACCTGACAATCAGGGATTACACAGATCTTGTAGCTTTCTGGACCGTCTTGGCTTGGCTTCGTTGCCTTCGGCAACTCGCTTTTGCTTTTTCTTTTTGACATCTTTAACCTTTATGATTGGCTTGAGAGTAAACAACTTCTGAGGATTACTCTCTACTTCTTTGATGTCCAAGTAATTGAACCCATGCTTCTCACACCAAGCAGCGTAAGAGGTCTTAGAGTTCTTGTATAGTTTCTTATTCTTATTACTGAAGACAAAGACTATGAGTTTGTCTGGGTGTTGCTCCTTTACGAGGAGCATTTTCTTACGATCTTCGCCAGTAAGTCTGCCCTTAGTTTCGACGAGGCACCCCTTGATTGTCCAATCCACCACATATCTATGCAGCGATACAGGAACAGTATACGGAAGGATCGTAGTCTCGTAGGCAAAAGGGATGTCATTAGCTATTAGGATATTTGCGAAAGCTTTTTCAAGTCCGCTCCTGACAGGAAGTTCATTGGATGCCAGATGGGTTCGTTCTTTTCTTGCTTTATTCTGAGGAGTGCTCCTGTATTGCATATTTTTTCCCAAAAATGTATACCGTATTGCTGTCTATATAAGGGGATAATTCTCTCCAAGTATAGTCTATTCGCTTTCCGTTCAGACAACTTACGATGGCCTGTAGATAGAGGTTCTCTATTAAGGAAGAAAGTAGCCTTCTTGATTCCAATCCCTCGTATACCGGAAACATTATCTGAAGCGTCGCCGGTAAGCATCTGGGTGTAAAACCAAAGTAGACCTTGTTGTACGCTAACTGTAAATATTTCATCTTTGACAAAGTTGTAATGTTGTCCGGGTACTTGACGTAGGTCTTTATCTATCGTACAGATGATCGTATCTTTTGTTTGGTTAATGCCAAGGAGATCATCAGCCTCCATGCCAAAGGCAACTTCTGCTCTGTGGACCTCAAGCATATACTCTCTGAGAGTAAGGAAGTGCGGGGGTTTGTCTGATTTTCTATTAGCTTTATAAGTATTATTAACCTCGTACCGAAAGTTGCTTCCATCAGTAGGGGTGAGATATATCTGGTAGTCTGAGGCATTGGTAGCTCTAAGGATGTTCTCAATAGACTTATCCAACCTAGCACAGGCTAGATGGGAGGAGATATCCCTCCCACCAAACCCTGTGCGATAGGTCAGGATATCCCCATCCAGCAGGGCTTTAATTGATCTCTGGCTCAACGTCCTCTTCCACACCATGAACATATGCTTCGAAGCGTTTGGCGGCCTCTAAGACCGCTTCTACGCGGTTTAAACCGCTCTCTCGGGCATACAGTTGGCAGGCTGCTGCGATGCTGGACTGTCTAATGATCCAGACTTGTCGCATAGCTCGTTCCTCTGCTGTCTCCCAATTTCCCTTAGAGCCTGTAGAAACCGAGGATACTTGAGAGCCTCCTCCGTTTGCAGCAGTAGCCGATTCCCAATTCCAGAACTTGCCATCCTTGACAGCTTTGATGTCATAGACTTCTCCCGGTGCAGCATTAACCAAGGTGTTATAGGTTTCCTTCTGGGCGAAGGACATGATCTTCTTTTCCTTGTCTTGACCATCCTGATTGTAGTG